AGCCTGTTCTCATTCATTACACAATGGTTGAGATGTTGCCCCGAATCGCCTATCAAATATCAAACAAAGGCATTTTCAAGCACCGCTCAGAAAACTCGGACACTGCAAGTGCTGACGAGATTGACGATATGATCGAGAGAGAAAGATCAGCAGCACAATTTCATGCTGATCGCTTTCTCGACTACATAAGAAACAACACAACAACATTCCCAGAATATTTGTCAAACAGCAGTGGGGATCTCCATCCAGATCATGCCAGCTATTTCACAGGATTTATTCTGGACTAAATATGAAAAAAACAATTGGCAAACAACGTGAATTTCGGAGAGACATATGTGGTCTCAAATTGGGGAGAGGAGCCTGCAAAGCATCTGGCATCAATCATTGCAACTGCAACTCAGGGACTCCAGGCACTTGTCAGGTTAACAATTGACACAACAAAAATTCTGATCTCATCAATTTCAATAACAATTGACAAAACTTTAAAGATTTAAAATGGCACAAATTGACTTGAACCTCGGAACAGCTGCAAATTCAAATGATGGCGATTCGCTCAGAGCTGCAATGCAAACCATTCAGACAAACACGACTGAGATTTATGCAAAAGGAGTGACACCATTATATTCAACACTCGCTGATTTACCTTCAGCAACTGATCATCATGGAATGTTTGCTCATGTTCATGCAACTGGAAAGGCATATTTTGCACACAATGGGAACTGGGTTGCTTTAGCAAATGAGGCATCAAGTGGATCATCTGGTCTCCAGGAGATAACAGCGACAAGCGGAACAATAGATTTGGATGTTTCATCATATTCTGTTTTCAGAATTACATCAAATCTGACTGGTGCAACAACTTTAAACATCCAAAACATGGAGTCTGGACAAGTGATTGACATCACAGTCAGTGGATCACAAACAATCACTTTCACAAGTGATGACACCAGCGAAACATTCAACAAAGTTGGTGGGGTTGATTATGATGGAACAGCAAACAATCACATCCAGGTTGTTTGCATTGATCAGTCAGACAGTGCTGCTATTTACAACTATGCAATCGGAACATTCACAAGCGACTCAACACCATAAGATATGAAAGCAAAAAATCAAAATGGATCAATCAAAATTTATAAATCAATCCCGAAATCTTTTGGGAGTATCATTGCGGGGTTTGACTTGATTTCAGATTCAGAGCTTGAGAATCATGGTTTCTTTGATGTAGTTGTTCCACAATATGATCCAAAAATTCAAGAGCTCGGAGAAATTGAGTGGGATGAAAACAACAATCAATTCAGCTATCCTGTAAAAAATAAAACCTGGACACAAACTCTAGCGGAATTAAAACAGAGCAAAATATCAAGTTTAAAAAATCATTTCAATCAGGAATTGCAAAAAACTGATTGGATAATAATCAGAGACAAAGAACTCGGAAACACAACAGATCAGGATGTTTTGGATCAAAGATCAGCTTTGAGATCAGATTGTTTGACACATGAAACAGCTATCAATTCAAAAAGCACAAAAGCTCAAGTTGTTTCCTATGATTTGCCAATTTTTTCTTTATGAGTTCAAACAAAAGAATTTTTATTCCTGATGCCGCAGAACTTAATTTTAAGACTGTTACTTATACTGGTAATGCTTCTACAAGGTCAATTACTGGAGTTGGATTTCAACCAGATTTAGTATGGATAAAAAACAGGTCAAATGTGGCTGGTTATTTTCACGGTCTTTTTGATTCAATAAGAGGTGTAAACAAAGTATTATCTTCAAACACTAGTAGTATTGATTCTACTGCATACACTCAACAATTAACATCTTTTGATTCTGATGGTTTTTCTTTAGGAGACAACAGTGATGGCGGTAACTATGTAAATTTAAGTGGAGACGATTACGTTGCTTGGTGTTTCAATGCTGGAAATAATGAGGTAACTAATACAGATGGTACAATAAACACAACTGTGAGAGCTAACAATGATTTAGGTTTCAGTATTGCTACTTACACGGGAGTAGGTTATCCAAATTCAACAACTGCGGAAATTGGTCACGGATTAGACTCAGCACCTGAGATGGTTATCATAAAAGGTACTGGAGGGACTGGAACAAGTGGTGGTGCAGGTAGTTGGGCAATTGGGTCATCTTTACTTGGAAGTGGTTGGGACGGTCAAATATATTTAAACTCAACATATTTTTACCATAGTCCAAACTATTTTTGGAATGGTGCTCCTACAAGTAGTGTAATAAAACTAAAAAATGATTGGTTCGTAAATGGAGCAAATAACAATTATGTGGCTTACTCATTTGTTTCTAAAACAGGTGTTAGTAAAGTAGGTACTTATACTGGAAACGGTACTACAAATAATGAAATTACTACTGGATTTGAACCTGCTTTTTTAATGTTTAAAGGGACTGACCAGACTTCAGACTGGATTATGTTGGACAATAAAAGAGATACGTCCAACCCTAACTCTGCTAGATTAGATGCGAACAGTAGTGCGGCTGAATATACTGGAGAAAACTTAGTAAATTTTAATTCAGATGGATTTACGTTAGTTACAAGTTCAGCTAGTAAAAATGGAAATGGGAATGAATTTATTTACTATGCAGTAGCAGAGATATAATATGCAAGATTTAAAAATATACGGATTGAACATCACAGCACTGCTTTTCAGTAGCATTCCAAACATCAACACAAATCTGCAAACGATTGTTTTGATTTTGACGATCATTTACACTTTGACAAAAATTTACAACGAAATTAAATAAGAATTAAAAACAGACAAGCTAAAAGCAAGAGCACAGAACATTTTTGCAGGATCTAATTTTTTATAAAAAAATGAATTTAAAATATTTCAAAAATGAGGAGTTCAATGATCGAGATCTGGAGGGCAGTTGGGTCAATATGGATCGTGATTTTTTGCTTGCTATTGATCAAGCAAGAGAGATCAGTGGAATCCCCTGGAAGATCACCTCAGCATACAGAACAAAAGAAACAAATGAAAGACTGCTCAGACAAGGCTACAAAGCCAGCCCAACCTCAGAACACTTGCATGGATGTGGAATCGATGTGTCCTGCACAAATGCAGCCGATGCCTGGAAAATCGTTTCTGCTGCCAGAGATGTGGGAATTACACGAGTGGGAATCAGTAAAGGATTCATCCATCTGGGGTGGGGTGACAAAATTGCAATTAAACAACCAGATCGACTCTGGACATATTAACACACAAACCGCTGGATCAACGCTCATGAACTAAAAACAAAAATCATGAGTAAAAAAAAGAAATTCAAAGAGACAAAAATCGGGTCATTTCTCCTGGAGAAAGCACCTGCATTTTTTGCAAAAGTGGCTGATGATAGCCTAGTCGGAAATGTCATTGAGGCATTGATCGACAAATCACCACTCCCCCAGGAGGACAAAACAGTTGCCCTGGCAAAGCTAGAAATTGAACGAGCTGAAATCGATGGAGTCACCAGGAGATGGATGGCAGACTCCAGGAGTCAGAGTGCATTGGCGAGAAACATTCGTCCTGCTGTGCTTTTGATCCTGGTGCTCGCTTATGTGATCGGCTGGTTTTATGGACTAGAAACTGGAGACACCTCTGATCTTTTGGTTTGGGTACTTTCTGGATATTTTGGAGCTCGTTCTGTTGACAAGCTAGGAATCAAACTAAACAAATAGATCATGAGCAACACAAAGGTTTTCAGATTTCCGAACTATTTTGATAAATACAGAGAAAGAATCAGACAATTGACTCCAAAGGATCTAGGTGTTTTGTTTGGTGATGATCACAAAGTGCTCCAGGAGGAGGCTGACAGACTCGGGATCCCAGTCAAAGATGTCAAACACTACTGGCACAAATCAAAACACATCTCAATGTTTGTCAAAAATCATGGCAAAACCTATCAGCAAATTTTTGATGAGCTGAAAGATGAAATGATTGCAGCTGCTCCAGAATATCCAAAGCTCGAGAGAAAACAGCCTGATCATGGTCATCTCCTGGTCATTGATCCAGCTGACATTCACATCGGAAAACTTGCAACAGCATTTGAGACTGGTGATGCATACGATGTCAAAATCGCATCTGAGAGAGTTCATGAGGGAGTCCAGGGGATCCTGGACAAAACATCCTCATTCAACATTGATCAGATACTGTTCATCGGTGGAAATGATATTTTGCACACTGATAATGCAAAGAGAACAACAACATCAGGGACTGGTCAGGACACAGATGGTATGTGGTATGAAAATTATTTGATTGCAAAGGATGTGATGATCCAGGTGCTGGAGAAATTGATCACAGTCGCTGATGTTCATTTTCTTTTTTGCCCATCAAATCATGATTACACTCAAGGGTTTTTCCTAGCTGATGTGATCAAAACCTGGTTCCATAAAAATGAGAACATCACATTTGACTGTTCAATTTCTCATCGAAAGTATTTTCGCTATGGAAAAAACCTCATCGGAGCAACTCATGGAGATGGAGCAAAACAGACAGATTTGCCTCTTTTAATGGCTGAGGAGGCTGCTGAGGATTGGGCAAAAACAAAACATCGACACATTTACACTCACCATGTGCATCACAAAACATCCAAAGACATCGGAAAGGTCAACATTGAGTCTTTGAGATCAGCCTCTGGAACAGATTCCTGGCATGATCGAAATGGCTATCGATCTATCAAAGCAATTGAGGGATTTTTGCATGATCCAGAACATGGTCAAATCGCTCGGATCAGTCACATCTTTTAGAGCTAAAAAGACACATTCGACCCCCCTGGCGACCCCCTAAAAAAACAAAACCCCGAAAACATTGGGCTTTCAGGGTATATCAGCAGAGAGGAAGGGACTCGAACTTTTTGGGGACATCTTGTCATATTTAGGGAAATCGTTTGTCTATGGGGGCAATATAATCAATTTTTCTTACATTTACCCATATTAATCGACCCCCCTAACGACCCCGCATGATTTTCTATCTGAAAAGTAAAGAAGCAAAGATGACTGTCATTCGCCTGGAGATATACATCCCAGGAGAAAGATCACGTTTTAAATACAACACTGGCAGATCAATCAAACCAGAACACTGGGACAAAAAGACCAGGAGAGCCAAAACAATGAGAGGAGCTCAGGGAGATCGCAATCGAAAGCTCAATCTGATCCTCAATGAATATGAGTTTGCAGTGGAAAGGATTCGGGATCTTTATGGATCAGCACTCACAAAAGACAAACTCAAAGCAAAGCTCGATGAGTATTTTCATGTCCAGGAGAAAAAACCTGAGACTGTCCTGGAGCTGTTTGATGCATATCTCCAGGAGATCAAAAGCCTGGGGACTTTGACTCCAAAAACTATTGAGAAATATCGTGAAACCAGAGACAAGTGGAAAAAATTTCAAGGCAAAAAAAAACACAAACTCAAAGACATCACCTATCCTCTATTAATTAAATATGTCACTTTTTTGAGAGTTTACTATCAACTCACAGACAACACGCTCCACAGAAATATGAATTTTTTTAAAACATTTTTGATCTGGAATCAAAGAAATGGGAGAAAGGTTTCTGATGATTACAAAAAAATCAAAATCCCACAGAGAGAAACTGATGACATTGCACTGACCCAGGAGGAGATCAAGATCCTGGAAACAATAAAACTGGATCACAGGCTGGATATTTATCGTGATATGTTTTTGATTGGTGTTTACTCTGGACAAAGGTTTTCAGATTATTCTGTTTTTGAAAAAGCAGACATCAGAAATGGGATGATCATTAAAAGAGCTGAAAAGACTGAGACAAATTCATACATCCCACTCCATCCAAAACTGGAGCAGCTCCTGGACAAATACAACTGGGAGATCAGAACAGTATCATCACAGAAATTCAATAAGGCAATTCAACAGATCTGCAAAAAAGCAGGGTTTGATGATGAGGTGAAAAAGACAAAATATCTTGGATCAAAAAAAATGATCGAGCGATTCCATCGCTGGGAGATTGTCACATCACACACAGCCAGACGAACTTTCATCACGCTATCCTCAGAGAAAGGAATGCCCGATCATATCATCATGTCAATTACTGGAATAAGAGATCCAAAAACATTAAAAAAGTATAAAAAATTAAACCTGGATTCTGTTATGGATCAGGCGACAAAAGTTTTTCTTTAATTTCTTTCATCATTGTATGTGCATCCTCAGCAAATGCCACTGACTTCCAATAAGCATCAGACATCTCTTGTGCTTGTTTGGCAATTTTTTCTGCTCTCTCTCCATTATAATGCACAACTTTGTAAATATTTTCAGCCTCAACCAAAGCAGCTTGAACCTTTTTAGTTGTTTCCTGAACATTTTCATCATGTTTTTGAATTGAGCTTGTTAATTCCATGTTTGTCTGTTTCATTTGAATGTGTGATGATGTCATCTCATCAATTTTTTTGAAAAAAACATTTGTCATTTCATTCTGATGGATCATTGCCCTGTCAATTCTGTTTGCTAGTTCATTGATTGAATATTCAATTTTTTCAATTCGTTCCATTGTTTGAACAAAACGAGCCTGGACAGAAAGCTCATGATCATGAACTGATCTCATCATGTCTCCACCCTCAATAATCATTTGACCAGCTCCGACAAACACCCAATCATATGAAAGTTGTGGAAATCGCCTGATGATGCTTTTCACAAGTTTAGAGCTGGGATCCCTCGTTCCATTAAAAACATTGTAAAGTGTTCGATATCCCTCAGGATTTCCGATTTCTGTGGAGAACTCTCTGACGCTCAATGTAGTGGAATCAAAAAATGCTTTGAGTCTTTCTCCTGGTGTTCTTTGTGGTGTCATATTAAATGTGTGTAAAATGTAGAAAAAAATTAATATTATAGGAAATCTTCTATTTTTTGTGTATTATTACAAATAATTAGAAAACACCAATGATAAATAATCTTAAAAACAAGATAGACAAACTGGACAAAAATACGTTCAATTCTATCACAAAGTATTTAACAGAATTACAAACAATTAGAATCAAGGGAAAACCACAGAAAAACCCTGATGGAACAACCACAGTCGAGTTTCGGAGGAAATTGTTTAAAACCGAAACACACGTTTTTCAATTATCTGGATTTATCAAAACGTCACACAAACAACAAAAGCTCGTCTTTTTTGTGTCATTATTTGATCAAAATGATCACAAAAATCCTGTATCACTTTCACAGGAACAGCATAAAAAAGTCACAAATTTAATCAAAGACAAAATTTCAATTTAATGGGAATTACAGCAGAACAAATCCGAGAACTCGAGAAAGAACATGGGATGAGACCGATCTCAGAATTTGAGGCAGCAGTTGACAAATCAATTGCTCGGATCATGGAACTCAACAAAATCATCAATCCAAATCAACCACAGCTTTTGAAAAAATCAGAGGCAATGAAAATCCTGGGACTCTCCAGAAAAACATTCAACCTGGCAATCAAGAAAAACCAGATCGAAACTGTTGAACTGGGAGGATCAACTTTGATCCCCAGGAAAGAGATCGAGAGACTCACATCACGCAAATTTTAATTTAATTCAATCAATATGTCACACACACACAAACCACACATGAAACACAGGCTCACACAGCTGCCTGTGATGAATCTCAAAGGCAAAGCCTATCCTGAGATCAAAGAGCGAATCAGATTCGTTGCCGAGCATTATGACTATGATGTCAAGATCCTAGGCTCTGAATTTATTTCAGCGATTAAAGAATGGAAATGCATTGTCCAGGTGTCAATCTATTTTGACGGAAAAGACAAAGCTCCATCTGTTTATGATGGAATTGCATCAGAACCGCACAAAGGGAGAGGAGCAAATCAAACTCATGCTCTTGAGAATTGCTATACCTCAGCAGTTGGAACAGCCCTGGGAAAAGCTGCAATCGGATTGCCAGCAAATGGAATGGCATCTTTTGATGAGGTTCAAGCTGCAATCTCACGACAAGATAAAGCAGCAAAGGATTTTGAGATCGAAAAGAAAAACATCTCATCCAGATATGAAAAACTCTCCTGGGATCAATACCAGGACAAACTGGATTTGCACTATGATTTTTCAATTGATCAGATTGACAGACTCGCTGATCTATGGGCAACGCTTTCTCAAGTTGACAAAGGTCTGGAGTTAGAATCTAAAGAGACAGCAGCATGAGCAGATCAGCAGAACAATGGTTGAACGATCAGCAGGATCTGATCACAACCACAACGACAATCAGAGAGATGGAGATCCAGGAGGCTGAGATCATGCACGAAAGACAGGAAAAACTCTCAACTCTCCAGAGACAGAGGAGAGCTGGAAAAGTTTTCATTGACAAAGCAATCGAGGATGTTGTCCAGGGAAACCTGGATCCTCTGGATGTTTTCATTGTATTCAAAACAATGGCAGAACAACTCTCAAAAGCAAATGCTCAGATCCAGGATCTAGCAATTGACCAGGCTGAGTTGCATGGTGCAAAGACATTCACACATCATGGCTACAATATTGGAATTGTCCAGGGACGAACAACCTGGGATTTCAAAAACTGCCAGGGAGTTGTTGAGATGGAGGCTGAGGTCAAAAGACTCAAAGACAGCCTTAAATCCATGAGAAAGGCAGCTGAGGCTGATGGATATTCAGAGGTCGTGGAACTCAATGGACAGAAAGTCCTGGCAGCTCCAGATCAAAATGGAGAGCTCATTGCATTGCCAGTGCAAAAGAGTGGTAAATCTTATTTGACTATAAAAAACACACATTAAAAACTAGGGGGATCGAGCGAGTGGCATTGTTTGTCCCCCTTTTAAGATCACAATATTATGGCAGTTAGAATCCCATCAAAAACACGACAAGCATTGCTCAATGCGATGCTGACTCCAGTGATCAATGAACTCAATGAGATGTTCAAGATCCCAAACATTCTGGACAGAAACAGAACAACAGATTTTGTCAAAGCCAGGACATTTTTTTATCGCTATTGCACAACCCGATACAAGCTCACCAGGAATGATCTGGGCTGGTTTACTGGACGAGATCATGCATCGGTGACACACAGTCTCCAAACATTCAGAAACATTTCGTCATATGACAGAGTCTATGTTGACGAGTACACATCAATCAGCACTCGCCTGGATGGAATCCTCAACAATGAGCCTGATGAAACGCTCAGAGACTTTCTGGCTGAATATATCAGA